CAAAGACAGCCGAAGAAGTCTTCTTGGAAGCTATTGAGGATGACGGCGAACGTGAAGCAGCACGCGCGGGATTCCAGGCGGCGAAGTCGCATAAGTCGGCGACTATCCAGGCACTCCAGGCGACTGGTCGTTGCCCGTATACGGCAGAAGACTTGACCGCTATGTCACAGACGCAGCTAGACGGTCTCATGGAACTCGCGGGAGTTCAGCCAAAGCAGACCGGGGTGAATTTTGCCGGTCTTGGTGGCCCTCGCCCGAGTGCGCGGAATAAGGCAATCCCGAATCCTCCGAGTTTGACGGAGCGTGTGCTCCAGCAGCGCGGAGTGAAGTAAGACATAGTCGGATGGTCTATTGGGGGCGATAGACTATTCGTAACGATCCAAGCAGCAGATTGCTGCTGTATAGATTGAAAAAGATAGGAGAGGAGTTCAAAACATGGCAAGGAAAACGATCAAGCTGCTTGGTGAGCCCGTCCAGAACGAAGACGATAAAGCAGTCGAAGCAATTACGCCAGGGCATCTCGTCGCATATGATTCTAATGGAAACCTCGTCAAGCACGCTACCGCTGGTGGCGATGGTCCGGCGATGTTTGCGTTGGAACGTGAAGAGCACGGGTGGGATATCTCCGATGGTTACGCATCGAATGATGTAGTGAAGGTGGGAGCATTCCCTCCGGGAACTCGTGTTAATGCGTGGCTCGCGTCTGGGTATAGCGTCGTTAAAGGCGCATTCTTGGAGAGTGCTGGTAACGGAACTCTCCGCACGCGTACGGGCACGAATCGTATCTTCGCACAGGCTTTGGAAGCGGTAACTAACGGTGGACAAGTGACTGCTGCACGCATTCGCGCGCAGGTGATGTAACGGCTCACGGCACTACCACACGCCAACGAAAGGAATACAGCATGAACGCGACATTGGAAGCTGGCGCGACGGTTGAGTCAGGCCGTGCGCTATTTCATGGGGCAACGGGTAAATGGGCAGGTGAAAGGTTCCTTCAGGCGATTCGTAATGATCGCCCGATTTCACCAGCGGAACTTCGTACGAACGACGTTCTACGTAACGATGATTGGTCATTCTTCGATAGTGAGTTGATCGAGGAAGCGAGCATTCGTCTGCGTGGTGTCGCTGATCTAATTGAGCGAGGATTGACGAAGCGAATTCCTAACGGACTCGCTAAGACAGTTCTCGAATACGAGACGGTCAGTGATATGGATCCCGCGAACGTGTCGCTGGACGGTGTGACGCGTTCGGAGAACGACCGAGTGGATTTCAATATGCTCGGATTGCCCCTGCCGATTATCCACAAGGATTTCTACCTGAATCTTCGCGCGCTGCTTGCATCGCGCAGTGGAGATACGCCACTCGATACGATTCATGTACGAGCGGCAGGGCGGAAAATCGCAGAGATGGCCGAGCAGTTGCTTTTTCAGGGGTTTCCTAACAAGACGTTCGTCAACCGAAATTTATACGGGTATACGACGCATCCGAGTCGGAACACCGCATCCTTCGGCACGAACGGACATTGGGGCGCAGCGGCGAAGACGGGCGAAAATATCATTACTGATATCAGCACGATGATGGCTGCTCTTGAAGGCGACCGGATGTTTGGGCCGTACATGGTTTACGTTCCAGCATCTGCGAGCACGAAGTTCAACGAAGACTTCAAGTCCAATAGCGATAAGACGATTCGTCAGCGCGTGCTGGAGATCGACGGTATCTCTGGAGTCCGCGTTGTTGACCAGCTGCCAACTCAGAACGTCGTGATGGTTCAGTTGACGTCAGACGTTGTGCAGTGGGTTATTGGAGAGGATTTGCAGAACATCCAGTGGGACTTCGCTGGTGGTATGCAGATTAACTTTAAGGCGTTTACGATCCAGGTTCCGCTTATCCGTGCCGACGCGCAGGGCCGTAGCGGTATCTTCCACATGGCCTAATGAAACGTCGAGTAGCCGAGCATCGTTTCGAGAAAAATGGTGCTCGGATTCGCGTCTCGTATGTCGAAAATATCAAGGACGTAAAAGATTACGATTGTTTACTCCTAGAAATAACGAGCATACGAAAAGGACAGAAGCGAACGACGGGTTGGTATATGAGACCGGACGAAGCCATCTTAATAGCTGAAAAGTTAATACGTAGCGTTTACGAGATAACGGAAGGCTATAAGGTAAAACGTCCGAAGAAATCAAAGAGGTGAGAAATGACAGACGGAAAACCGGGCCAGGTGTTCGTAAACGGGAAGTGGGTTGATCCTGTTCAGGTTCGTCAGCAGCGAGAACAGGAAGAGGTTCGCGCGATGAAGTTCACGGGCGGCGACAATAAGCACATCCACGAGGGTGTTCCGCTTAATTCTGGCGATGTCGTTATGTTGAACGAAGTTCAGCAGAAGGCATTTTCCGACCGGTTCGAACCTACGGAGTTGTCCGCAGACGAAAAGAAGGAACTCAAGAGAGGTAAGGAACCGGTTCAGGAATCTGGTCCTGCGGGTGGAACGGTTTCACCGGGCAGCGCTGATCGCGAAGCAGGCGGCATGCCTCCGGGACCGACCACAACTAAGACGACTACTGTTAAATCTGAAAAGGTTTAACGGCGGAGTGCCCGAGCATGCCGTCAACGTATTACGCTGATCTTCGCCGCGAGATAGACTGGGTGCGTCTCCAAATTGGAGACACTGACGTCCCAAATACTACATTGAAGGACGAAACTATCCAGGCACTACTCAATGAAGAGCAGAATAGATATCTTGCGGCTGCTCGGGCTGGCAATCTCGTGATCTCGCAGAGTGAGGGACTGGTCTCAAAGCAAGTAGGGGAACTTCGTATCCAATTCTCTGATAGTAATTCGGAGGAGAGTGCTTATCGCGGCCACTTAAAGATGCTTTACAAGCGTGGGGTCGAATTAACTTTTGGTCATCCCTCGTTCTTTCGAGTGCTCTAATGCCTGCGTCGATTACAGCGAAGCTCTCAGATATGTTTCCCGATACGATTATCGTGGAACGTCGATTGTCGGTCAGCGGGACCGGTGTAGAAGTGTATGATACGGCCAACCCCGTCTCGATGAAAGCTCTCATCATGGGTCGGAACATGATGATTTTAGGCCAAGACGGGAAAGAATACGTAAGCACGTTACAAGCGATTGCCGACGGAGTGTATAACGTTTCGGCAAACGACCGATTTACACTACCAGAACGTCATTCGAGGAATCCGCAGAATCCTTCGGCGCTAGCGGGGCGGCAGCCGAAAGCACGATCAGTAGCAAAGCAATCGGATGAGAACGGACCTCATCATGAAGTCGTATACTTCGCCTAGAATACCCATTTCGGCACCGGCGTTGCTCGGGAACGAACAACAATATGTTCTCGATTGCCTTATAAAGAACCAACTCACGTGGGGTGGTAACTACGTTACACGGTTTGAACGAGAGTTCGCTCATTATTGTGGAGCGAAATACGCCGTTACGACGAACAACGGCACGACTGCTCTTCATCTGGCCCTCGCGTCCTGGGGGTTAGGTCCAGGCGATGTCGTTCTAGTTCCTGCACTAACCTATGTGGCAACGGCGAGCGCAGTGCTCTATTGCGGTGCAACTCCTGTTCCGGTCGATGTTGAGCCGTATTCGTGGGGAATTGATCCGGCGCGTGCTCGTGAGACGATTCAAGATTTACGAAATAGGAACAAAAACGTCGTTGGGATTATCCCAGTTCATTTATACGGCGTGCCGTGTCGGCTTCACGAAATTCTCGAACTTGCAAATCAATATGATTTATTCGTGATCGAGGATGCTGCGCAAGCTCATGGCGCTCTCTACGATAACTCAAAGGTCGGAACACACGGGTTAGCAGGCGTCTTTAGTTTTTATGGGAACAAAATAATCACGACTGGAGAGGGAGGAATCGTCGTTACTAACAACCGAATTCTCGCAGATAAAGCCCGTGCGTTACGCGGTCACGCAATGGATAGTAAGCGCCGATTTTTTCATAACGAACTCGGTTATAACTATCGTATGACGAATCTTCAAGCGGCAATCGGTTGCGCCCAATTGGAGAAAATTGACGAATTTCTTTCTAAGCGGCAAGAACTCGTAACGGCATACGATAATTATCTACTTGGTCGATTTACGAAACAAGTTCCGCCTCACGGAACAAATCCTGTTCCTTGGCTTTATTCAGTTCTCGTCGATCAGTCCGTAGAATCCGTGATGGGGAAACTCGGGATTGATAATATCGAGACGCGTCCTATTTTCGTTCCGCTGTCCCAAATACCTTTTATCGAAAAGACTGATACGCCTATCGCGAACGATATTGCGAGACGAGGGATTAGTCTTCCTCTCCATGTCAATATGACAGCGACTGACGTTATTAGAGTTTGTGATTCGTTGGTTCGAGCAACAAGAAAGGCTGCCTAATGATTACCGTTCCACGCACGTTAGAGGATATCCATGAGCAGCACGATCTTCTTGTCGCCTTCCTAACGGAGAATGCCTCCCTTGGGGAACCGGTGATCTTTGAACCGGTGGTCATGACGAAGCGTGATATGATTCATATCGGGCAAGGTTCTCGTATTGATAGTTTCGTAAAGCTGGAAGGTGGTAACGGACTAACTATCGGTCGATATGTTCATGTGGCAAGCTTCGCACATATCGGTATCGGTGGCGGAACGACGTTGATTGACGATTACGCAGCCGTTGCATCGGGTGGGAAGATTATTTCGGGCAGTAATCAGATTGACGCTATTTCGATGTCTGCATGTGCGCCAAAAGATATGCAGCGAGTCATCGGCAATACGACTATTCTAAAACAGTTTAGTTGCATTCTGACAAACGCCGTTGTTCTTCCCGGAGTGACGCTTCACGAGGGAGCCGTCCTAGCAGCAGGAGCCGTGGCTACGAGAGATATCCCAGCGTGGGAGATTTGGGGCGGAGTTCCCGCGCGTAAATTGGCTGATCGAAAAGTTATATCATGAAAAAACTTCTATTCCTCATTTGTGTGTTTATCGCAACTCCGTCTTTTGCCCAAGACCAGGTGACGTTTGCCCTCGTTCCAAAGGTAGGAAATGGGCTCACGCCTGCTACAGCGTTTCGTCCGAAGTATACTGATCCAGGAGCGTTGGGTGAGAACTTGGATTTAGTCGGTTGGTCGATGATGGACTACGGGTTGGAGTCCGTCGTCTTAATGCGAGTCGTGACAACATCAGCTCAGCGAACGGCTCTCCAATCGCAAATTGATACATTAGTCGTTCCTAATAATCTCGATTCTCAAATCTCCGCTTTGGCGTTAACGAATCTTTCCAATAAGTTGGAGTCAGTAAATCTTCCGGCCCATTGGATTAGCGCAGGTATGACGTATCGACAAATATTGCGCGGATTTCGTCGAGTTATCACGTTTATGCAACGATGGCGCGGGATTATCGGAACACGATTGTTCGCGGCGGGCGTAACACTTGATACGAGATTGAATCAATTAACGACACAGCAACGGCAACATCTCGCTAATGTTGCTGATTCATTCAATTTAGACCGTTCGGCTATTGTGACGACGATGACCATTCGAGAGGCTTTGAAACTTTTGGCTGATCAACTCGATACTGACCCGATTTTCGATGGCGAATAGCTCGAAAGCGCACGTTGCGCAGGCCGGAATCGGTTGGCAGAAAGTGGGCTAGATTTGACGAACTCCGGGCGGGTAAGGGCTAAGTAAGGGTCGAATTTTATGGGCCTTAAATCGGTTCTAATACGGTCGAGGTAAGGCGGGAACCGACTCGAAATCGTGGTTAAAGTCTTTATTTTGAGTAACTTAGAGTGGTAAATATCGCGATAGGCTCGGCGTTCCGAAACGTGAGTGGACCGTTAATCCACCACTATTTTAAGCAAATCGGGGCTCTGCGCAATTGGTATGGTCGTGAAGCGTCTATTCGAGTCATCGCAGTCGAGGGAGATAGTGTTGACACGACTCGACGTGATTTAGCCATGACTGCCGCCGAGATGATGATACCGCTCGATTTGAGAACCTGTAATCACGGCGGTAAACAATTTAGCAGTAACGAAGAACCGGAGCGGTTTGAGGCTTTATCGAAAGTCGGTAACGCTATCTTTGACGGCGTCGATGATATGGACGACGTTCTTATTTATGTCGAATGTGATTTAGCGTGGCCGATCCATACGATGAACTCCCTCGTAGAGATGGCGCTCAACCCAGACCAGTTCGATATATTTGCACCATTGACGTTCGCCGGAACAGCATTTTATGATACCTGGGGTTTTCGAAAGAATGGGCAACGATTTAGTCCATTTCCTCCGTATCATTCTGATATGAACGGCGGGTTATGTGAACTCGACTCAGCAGGTAGTTGCCTCGTCATGAGGAGCGAAGTTGCGCGAAATGTGCGTATCAAGAATAACTATTGTTTAGTCGGATGGTGCGAGGAAGCCCGACGCCAAGGGTATAAAATCGCGACATCCTATGGATGGAGAATTACCCATCTATGAAAGTTTATCTAGAAGCTCCTGAAATTGCTTCTTACGCGTTGGAGCGTGTCGCGAATAATTTGCGTCGCTATGCGCCGGAAGATATCGAGGTAGTCTCAACTCGTGAAGAAGCAGATGTTTTGATTCTTCACGTTATCGGTTATCCCGATGTCGTTGAATTAGTGGAGAAATATCGTGAGAAGTTTTACGTCATTCTCCAATACGGTATTCGGACCACGCAACAACCGCATACTTCGTCATGGTTGTCTTTGTGGCGAAATGCTCTCCTTGTCTACAGCTATTACGACATCGAACAGTATTGCGCCGAAGACGAAACAACGTTGGATGACGTTAACTTCTACCGTGCCCCGCTCGGCGTTAACCAGGACAACTTCTACCCAAGGACCACTATCCCTCGCAACTACACCATTTTTACAAGCGGGTATGTCGCCGAAAGCGAAGCAGTCAAAGAATGCGCCGTTGCCGCCTACAGACTCCGAGGGAAAGTCTTCCACTTGGGACCGTTTGAGCTTTTGGCGGAAACGTTAGGGCCACATGTTCGCTTCGGTTTACATATCTCTGACGAAGCTCTGGCCTATGAATACAGTCGTTGTCACTATGTAGCGGGACTTCGACGCGGTGAAGGTTTCGAGCTTCCTGCTGCGGAAGGATTGCTTTGCGGTGCACGCCCTATTATGTTTGATCGGCCGCACTATCGCGATTGGTTTGACGGACTCGCGGTCTTTATCGAGGAAGGCGATTTCAACGTAGTTACCGAACAATTGGAGAAAATCTTCCGAGATAAGACTGGACTTCCCGTCACAGAACGTGATATGGCGGAAGCACGACTACGGTTTAATTGGAAAACGTTTGCGAGTGGATTTTGGTTTAACTTTTCGTTAGCGTGCCAGGCGAGAGAATTCTATGCGGCGACTACTGTGGATAGGTGACGCGGCTTGTCAATCGGGCTTTGCTCGATTGACGCACTATGTCTTGGACCGTCTTCGTCTGACGTGGGACGTCCACGTGCTCGGGATTAATTATTTTGGTGATCCCCATCCGTGGCCGTATCCTATCTATCCCGCATCTACAGCGTACACACGCGGGCGCGGGGATATCTTCGGACTTCATCGCGTCAAAGAACTCGTCGAGTCGATACGTCCAGAAGCGGTCGTCATTATGAATGACCCTTGGAATCTCAAAGCGTATCTTGATCGTATTGACGAACGTATTTTGGCTGTTGCAACAGTCGCGGTAGACGGGAAGAACGTGCGCGGAGAATGGTTCAATGGCTTGGATCATACTATTTTCTGGACTAACTTTGCGGCACGTGAAGCGACTCTTGGCGGTTATTCTGGCCATCACAGCGTTGTTCCTCTTGGTGTCGATTTAAATATCTATCAACCGATGGAGAAGTTCGAAGCTCGGGATGCGCTTCGATTGCCTTCACGGCTCCTCGATAAATACATCGTCGGGAATGTTAATCGCAATCAACCGCGTAAACGTCTCGATATGACGATTGACGTCTTTGCCACGTGGGTGCGTAAGTACAAAGTTTCGGACGCGTATCTTTTCCTCCACGTCGCACCTACGGGGGACATCGGTTACGACTGCCGCCAATTGATGCGTTATTACGGCGTCGAAGACCGATTAATCCTCGCCGAACCAGACGTACAGCGCGGCGCAAGAGAACAACACCTTGTCGCCACCTACAATAGTTTCGATGCACAGATTAGTACCACGTTGGGCGAGGGTTGGGGTCTAACAACGTTGGAAGGTATGGCGTGCGGCATCCCCCAAGTGGTCCCCAAGTGGTCCGCCCTCGGAGAATGGGCGCAACATGCGGCGTGGATGATCGAGTGTCCGAATACGTTTGCGATGCCGAATACGACGAACATTCTTGGGGGCATTGCGAATAAGGAAGAAATGGTTGTGGCGCTAAATGAACTCTACGATAAGCGTCATATCGCGGCGGAACTCTCAAAACGGGGTATTGAACTCGCGAATGACCCTAAGTATCGCTGGGTGAATATCGCGAATGTTTACGACACGATTCTTGAGGACGCAGGACAACGGAAGGGTGACGAACTCCGCGCAAAGGCAGAAGCGGAACAAGTTAAACCAGAAGATGTTCGTGTTACAGTAGCATGAGGAAAACAGGCTTTTACTTAGACGGTCTGGACGAGATGAAGGCCAAGGCGCGTCGATTTCCGTCTCGTTTCCGTCATGACGCTGTTCTTCCGGCGGGTCGGACAGAAGGCGGTATCGAGATGCGCGAGTCGATGCGTCGCACTCCTGTAGATCGTGGATGGGCGCGAGATTCTCATAGAGTAGAAGTAGAACTCATTGGAGACAGGATTAAGATTAGTATCATCGCTGGTGACGATAGAACAGCGAGTTATATTATCCCACTCCACGAAAATCTTGATACGTTCCATCGTACAGGGCAAGCGAAGTTCTTAGAATCAACAATTCTAGAAAGTCGCCCTTATATGCGCGAGCGATTAGCTCGGCGTATTAAAGCAAATTTCGACCGTATACGATTGTGAGTATTTTTAGCAGCGATTGTCGCACGCTGATCGAGGGAGCTTCCCTCGGAACGTTTGGAACTGACCTATTCATCGGTTCAGGAGCGAATATCCCAACTGACGATGGACCGATCACCCAGTTACGCGAGACGGGCGGAGGTGGACCGGAACATACGCATGACGGACCGGTGACTGGATCGTATGTCTTCCCATCGGTACAATTAATTGTTAAGGCCGCTGACCACGACGTAGCGATGGCGCGAGCGGTTGCGATTAGTGCAGTTCTTTCGGCGGTAAGAAATCAACTTATCAATGCTACCTGGTATCGCCGCATTCGCCGGTTACAAGAACCGTTTGATGTAGGTCAATTGGACGACTCTCAACGCGTGCAAATCGTGTGCAATTTCGTTGCCGATAAGCGGCCATGAGATGCCGCATTTACCAAGGAAGGAGCAGAGTGCATGAGTAATGCGATCAACTCTCATGGCACAGTATTGAAGCGAAATGGGACGGCAGTTGCAGAAGTTCGGGACATTACTCCTCCGCCATTGCAGCGGAACACGTTCGATGTTTCTACGCAGAACGATAACGATGACGCGTATATCGTAGGTCGTCGTCGGCGTGGAGAAATGTCTTGGAACATCAACTGGCTTCCTAGCGGAGAAGTAACGCACGGTGCAGCAAGCGGACTTCTCAATGCGTGGGCAAGCGGTACAAAAGATTTGTACCAGTTGACGTATCCTGATGGTAGCTACTGGATTTTCAGCGGGTATCTCGTTAATCTGGCACCGGCCGTTCCCGAAGACGGCGGGCTGTCGGCTGATGTCACCGTTCGTCCAGTTGGCGCGCACATCTTTGGCGGAGGTTCGTAATCGGATATGAGCGGTGTACTTACCCACCGCTTTTGGAAGGAGTCAGAAATGGAAACGGGGCAAATTAACGGGGAAGAACTGCTTGGATTTGATTCGATATTCCGAGCAGATGATCATAGTTATAAAGTAGTCAAAGTCCCTGAATGGGGTGGACCGGTTCGTCTCGCTAGTGTTTCGGCTGCTATCCTCATTTGGTGGTCGGATAGTAAGAACGACATCACGAATAACAATCGTGGCTTTGCATTACTTCTCCTTTCGATGGTTGATAAGGAAGGTAATCGACTCGCTGCGAATCCTCTTACGCATCCTGAGCAATTCAAGGAACAACTCGAACGATTGAAGTCACGTAGTTCACTCGTCTTGAGTCGTCTTATTGCGGAATGCTATCGACTTAGTGGTATGTCGAAGGTCGCTGAGGAGATGGAAAAAAACGCATCGAGCGAAACGGCTCCCTCCGTTTCGCCTATCGTCTCGCCCTCCGCCTCGGACGCTGGGACGTTGAGCGTATGATAAGTGAGATACCAGCACCGCAGTTTCTCCGATGGATGTACTATTCGGATTTAGAACCGTGGGATGAAGTGCGTGCCGACTATCGCGCAGCGTCTGTCGTTCAAGCGTTGTGGAACATTCATCGAGATACGAAGAAACACCCGATACCGTTCACGATAAAGACGTTCTTGTTAAAATTCGGTATTGGGGTGAAGGAAAAGAAAAAGCATCAGACCTGGCAAGAACAAAAGCAGATTATGGAATTGTGGAAAGCCGTCTACGCTGATGTAAAACCCGATGCTTAATATTGGCAGTCTTTTCGGTCAGATTATTCTTGAGGACAAATCTCCCGAGGGAGTGCGTTCATTTGAGAAGAATCTCGACTCGATGCGCGGCCGGATTCAATCCTTCGGAGGTGTGCTCCAAGGATTAGGCATCGGCATGACTGCCGCGATTACGGCTCCGCTTGTAGCGGTCGGAGCCGCAGCGATTAAGTTCGGGTTGGACGCAGTAGAGTCTGAGAACCTCGTCTCAGTCTCATTCGGAAATATGACACAATCCGCTCAGGATTGGTCAAAGGAGCTTTCCGATAGTCTCGGATTAAACGAATTCGAAATGCGGAAGGGTGCCGGGACACTCTTCAACATGACGACGGCGATGGGCTTGACGCGTGACGAAGCGTTCAAGCTTTCAACCGGCGTTATGGAACTCGCCGCTGATATGTCTTCCTTCCGAAACATCCCGATGGAGGAAGCATTGATGAAAATCCGGTCTGGTCTGACCGGAGAAGCAGAACCGTTAAAGCAGATTGGTATTCTCGTCAATGAAAATACCGTAAAGCAAGAAGCGTATCGAACGGGTATTGCAAAATTCGGCGACAAACTGACTGAAGTTCAAAAAGTCCAAGCACGTTGGAGCGCCATACTTCGACAAACGAGTAACGACCAAGGCGATTTGGCACGCACCCTCGATAGCCCCGCCAATAAGATACGACGACTCCAGACCGAGGTAACAGAAGCAGCGACGAAGTTAGGCACCGCCTTCATGCCTGCGGTCAGTAAAGTTATCGACATCCTAATGAAAGGCGTGCCTATTATTGAAAAGTTTGTTGACTGGTTCATCAAACTCCCCGAACCTATGCAAACAGGTATTATCGCCATGGGCGGACTCGCAGCAGCTGCCGGTCCCGTGCTCGTGGTCATGGGGAGTCTCGCCACACCTATCGCTGCGTTAATCCCTCTACTCGGCG